TTATCCCTGACCATATACCACCGCCTCCTGCTCCGCCCACGGCAGTTCGGCAGCGGCCGTCATGTCCTTGATCGACACGGTCGGGGCCATGCGCTGGATCAGGAGCTTTTCCAGCACGGCCGGGGCAAGATAGGCCAGTCGCAGCATGCGCCCGACATAACGATCCGAAATGCCCTCGGCTTGCGCGATATCCTGTATCGTCGCCGCTTCCCCACTCTCCAGCTTCCGCCGCCAGCTCCACGCCTTGGCGATCGCCTTCAGCACATGCGGATCCACCCCGCCGATATCCGGTGCCATGTCGGCGGGAGGCACGATCTTCGGCCGTCCGTTGCGCTTGCGGATGGTGAGCGGGATGAAAACCCGCATGGTGGTGGGGGCGCTCATGCTGCCAACTCCTGTTTCGGGGTGACCATTTCGCGGATGATCGATCCGAGACCCTCGGTGCGCAGATCGACCGCGAGGCCGTCGCTGCTGACCGTGACCCGCTCTATCAGCAGCCGGGCGATGCGGGCCTGTTCGGCCGGGAACAGCGATTCCCACAGCCCATCGAAGTCCGACAGCGCAGTGACGACTTCAGTCTCGTTGACGGTCGGGTCAGTCCGGCGCGCACCTTCAACCGCCCGCGTGACGATCTCTGGCGTGCGCAGCAGCGACCGAATGTGCTGGACTACGGCCGTTTCCACCATCCCCGCGTTGAGCCGGACGAACCCGTCGGTGCCTTCGGCAGCCCGGTTCCGGATGGCGTCCATCGAAGTATAGTAGCGATAATGCCGGCCGCCCTTCTTGGTAGCGGTCGGTGTCATGGCGATGCCGGTGGTGGTGAATATCAGCCCCTTCAAGAGCGCCGGGGTCTGCGCACGGGTGTTGGCCGCCCGTTGCCGGGGGCTCACCTGCAGGATGGAAAGCACCTGATCCCAGAGTTCCGGCGTGATGATGGCCTGATGCTCGCCGGGGTAGCTGGTGCCCTTGTGGACGGCCTCGCCGATATAAACCCTGTTGCGGAAAAGCTTGTAGAGGAACCCCTTGTCGATCGGGCGCCCACGCTTGTTAAGGGTGCGGTTCGCCACCAGTTCGCGGGTCAGCGTTGTGGCCGAGCCCAGTTCGACAAACCGCTGGAACATGTGGCGCACCGTAGCCGCTTCGGCCTCGTTGATGACCAGTTTGCGGTCAACGACATCGTAACCCATCGGCACGAACCCGCCCATCCACATGCCTTTTGCGCGGCTGGCAGCGAACTTGTCGCGGATCCGTTCGCCGGTGACCTCGCGTTCGAACTGGGCGAATGACAGCAGGATATTGAGCGTCAGGCGGCCCATCGACGTGGTGGTATTGAACGCCTGCGTCACCGACACGAACGTGACCCCGTGCCGGTCGAACACCTCGACCAGCTTGGCAAAGTCCATGAGGGATCGCGACAGCCGGTCAATCTTGTAGACGACAATGACGTCGACCAGCCCAGCCTCGATATCCTCGATCAGGGTTTTAAGCCCCGGGCGATCGAGCGTACCGCCCGAGAACCCGCCATCATCATAACGTTCGCGCATTCCGACCCAGCCTTCGGCGCGCTGGCTGGCGACATAGGCTTCACAGGATTCGCGCTGTGCATCGAGGCTGTTGAACTCCATGTCCAACCCTTCCTCGCTCGACTTGCGGGTGTAGATGGCGCAACGCAGCCGGCGCCGGGGTGTCATCTCAGTCATGCCGCGGCCCTCTTGTTTTCACGCAGGCCAAAGAAGCGGTAGCCATTCCACTGCGTGCCGGTAATGTCACGGGCAACGGCCGACAGCGACTTGTAGCGGCGGCCCTGCCAGTCGAACCCGTCCTTCAGCACGGTGATGACGTGCTCGGCGCCATCCCACTCACGGACCAGCCGGGTGCCGATGACTGGGTTGCGCGGGTCGGTGATGACCGATTTGCGTACCTTCTTGCCCTCGACCTCATCGGCCAGCGCGTCCAGCAGCTGCCTGACCGGCTTGGACGGGCCGCCCCAGGTCAGCTCCTGGATCCGGTAGGCCAGCCGCTGTTCCAGGAACGACCGGCTGTTGTTGGGTGCCGCCGATCCCATCAGGGTCTGCCACTCCGCCTTCAGTTCGCCGACCGTCATAGCCTTCAGCGCGGCCAGTCTGGCCAGCACCTGCGCATTGTCCTGTTTCTGCATCATCGTTCTCCTATCCGGGCTCGTGCCCGGGGACGACTGACGCTCCTGGTGGGCAGGATAGCGAGTGAACTATCTCCGCTGTCAGCAGATATCGAACTGGACTTGTCGCGCAGACGGAGCACGCCAGCGGAAAGGATGCGACCCAACTCGGCGAGCCGGGCGTCGGGCGTCATGTTTGAAGATGGCGTCGGCTTCGGGTGTTTCATACGGAGGTCTCCGGCAGAATGAACTTCACTCAGGAAAAGCCAGATGCCGTGCAGGATTGGGACATCACGCCGGAAATGAACGCCCTCGCCGCCGTTCCACTCCTTCCATTATATTTGAACCTTGTTTTTGCTCGATTAAATCGGCAGATAATCATGCACGAAGATATTGAGAGTGCAGCAGGTAGGGGTTCGGGGTGGCACGGTCATTGTTTCGCAGCGCGCCAGAGCTTTCGCGCTTGTTTGTCGAATCCCCAATCGAGCTGATTAGCGGATTCCTTTCACACTCTCAGTTTTCGGTGTTTCTCGAAGAGGCGATGACGGAAGTTCCTGTTGACGCCGATGAGCAAGCACGTCGCGATGCCATAGCGGCAGCCATCAAAATCCTGAAAGCTGACCGGACAAACCTAATAGAAATTGAAGCGCGGCGTGTCATGTTGATGACTGACAAGACGCCGGAAACGATGCTACGACGGCTCGGCGAAGATCTGCGGTTTGCCGCGAGTCAAGGCCTGAACGCGCAACGAGATGCCATCGCGAGGAGCCTCTGGGCATACCTCGAGACCTACCCTCTGTTCGAAGCTGCTGAACGCGCGATGCAGGTGCGGGTATATCGCGATCACGGAAAGATCTACGAAGCCTGGTCGCTGGACGCGTCCATCCCTTTGGTAGCCCAGGGGGTTAATCACGAAGCACTTTCGGCCGAAATTGCGGATCGACTGCAGCACGAAGACGGGTGCAAGGTCGAGGCAATCGACCTGCCTGCAGAGAACGGCGAGAGTCAGGACGTGCTTGTGGCGGTCACCTTCTTTGGCGCCTATGCCAGCCAGAAGACCGTGCGGCCGGACAAATCCACCGAGATACTTTACTTCCGACCGCCGGACGAAATGCTTCTCGTCTATTCGCAGACACGCAGACGCATCGAGGTCTGCTCTCGCGATATGGTTGAGCGCAAGCTGGTCGCGAACATCTTCGCGGCCGACACTCTGAAGCACGACGTTTCCAACAAACCGCTGACACAGAAGACATACAATCTTTCCCGCTTCAAAAGTTCGCTTAAGCTCCCTATACCGGATGAAGAGGCACACCGTGTCCGCCGAGCGAATATCACGGAAGTCCAGGTGGCACTGGGTGGCTGGTCGCGAAAGGTCAGTCTCAGCGTTACGCCTGAGGACGACATCGACGCGATCGCGCGCGCCGTTTTCGGAGCGATCATTCCGAGTTCCGGCGGCGGCTACGTAACCAAGGTGCGCTTTCACATCGAATATATCGATGGACGCGGACGAAAAGGAACGCTGCAGTTCGATGTCTTCGGCCGCAACAAGTCCAACATACAGAGCGAGCGCGATCCGGCTAAACGTGAGTTGGGCTACGATCTTCTGGAAGCCTGGGGCGTACTGGAACGGATCGGCGACCTGTCAAAGCCCCAGCGCAAAGAGAAGCTCCCGCAGCTACTCGCGCTTTACGATTTCACGGATGAGAAGGCATCGGGTCAGACGCTTGACGAGCTAGGCATCGGCGCAGCCGAGCTGACCGGCGCGGGGTTCCTGACCCGAAAGGGATGGTCAAATGTCGTTCTGTTCGATGACGACGAGCTCGGAGACGTCGTCCGTGATGTGGAGGGAAATAGCACCGGCGACGCAGCGACGTTGACTCTTATTGAAGGGGGGGCTGGGCCGCGTATCCCGGTCGAGGACATCACGCAATACGAGATCAGATTCGATTATCTGCGAGACGCCCTTCGTGATGTACTCAAGCCAATGGGGTTGAAAGGCCGTGTGCGTGAGGTGGCTAACCACGTTCATCAGATCGGGTCGGCACAGATCGGGCTGGCCAGCGCTTCAATCTATCTCGCGCGGGCTCTGTCCGATGACAAGCTGCTCGAAGGGGCTGACCGCCTGATCCGCGGCGAAGGCAACCGTATTCGTGGTGTTGTCTTCGTGCCGCAGGAAATCCGGTTCCCCTACATCGGTTGCAACGTCGTCCTGAGCCTGAAGGATCACATCGACAAAGAGACGGGATTGATCGATCCAGAGGCTGTGCGTTCGGCGTATGAAGCAGCGATTGATCCGGCTGCGCGTGGCACCGCAGTGCACTTGCGGAAGCAGGGCGATGATGCGGCACAAATTACTGTCCCGGGGCAGGATCCCCGCATTGTCACAGGCGCGAAAAAAGTAAAATTATTCGAACGCCTCTACATCGCCCACCACGACCGAGAGCCCGGCGTGAAGCTTGCCGCGCTGAAGGAGTACGCCGGTTTTTCCCAGCTTCCGCAGTTGTTTGGCGATGAGTGGGGTGAGATCAACGGCCGCTATCTGTATTCGCCGCAGCGTGCTTATTGGGCGCTTTGCGGAGAGCCCATCTCCGTTTGATCTCCCTTTGGGGGGGCTGACCATCTCCGATACGACCTAACAACAGGTGTGCTCCCTGAAACGAGGAGCACCCCGATGACGACTCCCTACCTCTCTCGCCGCGTGGCCAATCAGAGCCACAGCGCCGGCGTAAATACCCCCTCCAATGACCGCGAATGGCGCTGCAGCAGTTGCGCCAAGCTGCTCGGCGTCTGCCGTGACGGCCAGATGCACCTGCGCTTTGCGCGGGGGCACGAATATCTCGTGGGCTTTCCCGTGGTGGCCACCTGCCGCGGTTGCGGATCGCTGAATACGCTGACCAACCCCGCGCTGCGCTGAGACGCGCAAACTCCACCCAAATCCCAAAAACGCAGAGGCGCTCGACGCCCTGACCTGGCCGGAAGGAGGCGCTGGACGCCCGGCCGCAAGGCAGGCGTCCAATGTCCTTCACATGGCACGATTTCCACGGGAATCTCATGCATTCATCTTCCACCCTCAATTTCCAGCGCGGCTTCACCACGGTGCGGTCCAGACACCCGGAATTGACCCGTTTTGCGGACCCGGCGGCTTTGCTGGACCACCTGCACCGTGGCGATGCTCCTTCGGACAAGAAGAACATCGTGCTCAGCACGCTGATCCGGAGTGCGAAATCAGACAACCGTGCCGGTGACTGTGCGCTCACGCTCATGCTGCTGGCGCTGTGGCCCGGCCTCGATGGTGTATTCCGTCGATCGCGAGCCCGACGTCTCGGCCATGTGGACGAGCTCGCCTCCGAAATCCTCGCCCGCGCAACGACCGGGGTCCGGAACCTTGATCTCACGAAGGTCAACTGGATCGCGGCCACCATCCTCCAGAATGTTGAACGCGACGTGCGCCGGGCACATCAGCGGGAAAGTCTCCTGCAACGGCAGCAGGACGTGTTCGATCCCGATATCCATGGTGGGACAACCCATGCTGTTGATGCTGATGCCCTTCCCGAAACCCTGCTGGCCAAATTGACCGGTCTGATCGGCGCCGACGCCGATCTCGTCATCCGCGTCGTCGTTGACGGGTACACGCAGGGCGAAGCCGGCAAGAATCTGGGCCTGTCCGAACCTGCAGCCCGCAAGCGCTTCCAGCGCGCGTTGAAGCGCCTGCGCGATCATGTCGACGAAAATTCCTGACCCTTTGTCCCGCTCGGTGCGCGCCGTTGGCTTTTCAACTTCGGACGCACCGAGCGTCTTTTCACAAACAGGAAACCCCAGTTTATGACCGATACGACTGCCATCCCGATTGAGTCTCTGAAGCGGATCCCCGGCCTCTACCGTCGCTGGGAGTTGCCGGAAATCTTCGAGGCTCAGCGCCGGTACCACATCGAAGAGGCCGGCACCCACGCCGACGGCACCCCGCTATTGGCCGTCTATTCCAGCGAGCCTGAGGCCGATTCCCAGGCCAGCGATCTCCCCAAATGAAAGGTCCTCCCATGTTGTTCTCGAACCCTGTCGCGCGCCTGCGCAAGGCGCATTACGCCCTCGAAGGCCTGCCCGATACCATCACGTTTCCGCAGCATCCGGCATGCGAAAGCGAAGATCTGCTCCCCCTCGTGGACGCGACCATCGATGATGTCGCGTTCGCGATCGTCGCTGCCGATCAGGAATACTCCGCGGCCTACCGTCGCGCCTCGGCACTGAGGCGCTTGTACCAGATGGCCCGCGAGGCCGGTGCGACTGGCGTCGACCCTGCTGTGAAATCGGCGCTGAAGAGGAGCGCCAGCTGATGACTCTCCCGATCATTTCGGCGGAGTTGCAGCGCCGGGGTGATCGGGAGTCCATATAATGGCGACCGAGGCCGATAACATTCACAAGCTCGCGCCGTCGTGGAACGCGCGCCAGGTCGTCACCTTCAACGGCCAGCACGATACGCGCATAACAACCGGCGGCGAATATGACACGCGGACCCTCGCCAGCCTGTTCGCGCTCGAACCGGGCAATGCGGACAAGCTGGACGGGCTCGCATTCATCCCCAGCAGCTACAGCGCCCACGACGCCCGCAGCCACGCCACCCAGCGGTCTGACGGGGTCTTCGTGGCTCTGTGCGGCGACGTTGACCATGGTGACCACCCGCTGCACCGCATCGAGTCCATGGTGCGCGGGTTTGCCAGGGACGCGGCCTGGCTGATCTTCTCGACCGCCCACGCCCGCGCCGATGACAAAAGGTGGCGCATTGTCATCCCGCTTGCCCAGCCGATAGGTTTTGATGATTGGCACGACGCGCAGCACGCCTTTTTCAATTTCATGGAATATGGCGGCATCGATATGGACCGCGCGCTCGATCGCGCCGGCCAGCCCGTCTATCTACCCAACGTCCCCGATCACCATGCCAAAACCGGCGAATTGCTCCGCGACGATGACGGGGCGCCGCTGTTCTATAAACGCGCGACCACCGGCACCAATGCCCCAGGCCTGACCACAGACGGCCCGCTCGCATCCGGCATGGCCGCGATCGCCCGCAAGCGCGAGGACGATGAGGCAGAGCGCAAGCAGATGCGCGAGGAGGCAGCCCGGCGCCGTGCCAATCGTCCGCGCAATGACGACGCGCCGATCATGGAGGAGTTCAACCGCGGCACTCCGGTTGCGAACCTGCTCGAACTCTACGGATATAAGCAAAGCCCGCGCAATCCGGCGGATTGGCGCTCGCCGCACCAGCAGAGCGATAGCTACGCGACCCGTATCGTCGAGGATTCCTGGATCAGCCTGTCGGCCAGCGACGTGGCGTCCGGCCTTGGTCAGAAATGCCAGGCGGGGTGCTTCGGCGACGCCTATGACCTTTTCGTCCATTTCGAGCATAGCGGCGATCATAAGTCGGCTTTCCGCACGCTCTATCAGGAGCGCCGCGCCGCTCAGCCGCAGCCATATAGCGCGCCGCCGGCGATGCACCCTGACGATCCGGGCATATGCGCCGAAGATATCGATTCGATGAACGCGGTGGGTGGCGAGGTTTTCGACCAACCAGAAGCCGTAATCGACGAAGCGGATTATCCCGACCCGGTAGATTTATGGGCGCGTTATGATCCCGCCGTTCTGCCGCGCGGACTGCTCCCTGACGTCATCGAAAAATATGCGGAATCCCAGGCGGAACTCATGGGTGTGGATCCCGGCGGCATTGCCATGTCGGCGCTCGCCGTCTGCTCCGCCGTAATTTCGGATCGCATTTGCGTACAGGTGAAACAGCACGATCCCTCGTGGAAGGAAAGCGCCCGTCTATGGGTGGCGCTGATCGGTCCTCCGAGTGCCAAGAAAACGCCGATCATGTCCGCAGCCACCCGCCCGCTCAACCGTTTGGACGCCCAGCTTTTCGCCGAATACATGGTGAAAATGGACGCCTATGACGAGGATCAGGCGAGGAAAAAGACCGAGCGCGAGGGCATCCAAAAGCCTTTGCAACGTCGATTGCGTATCAGCGATGCGACGGTCGAAGCCGCCCAGGAGGTCATGAAAGGCTCGCCTGATGGCATCTTGTCGGTGCAGGACGAGCTATCCGGCTGGTTCGGCGCCATGGATAAATATGGATCGGCCAAAGGAGCGGCGGGCGACCGGGCCTTCTGGCTGCAAGCCTTCAACGGCGGCGAATATGCGCTTAACCGCGTTGCTCGCGGGGCCGCGCTCATCCCGAACCTATCCATATCCGTCCTTGGAGGAATCCAGCCGGAGCCTCTGCGTCGCCTGGTAGGGGAATCGGTCGATGACGGCCTTGTGCAGCGCCTGTTGCCAATTCCGCTTCACCGGGCATCTGTCGGCATTGACGCGCCCCGCAGTGGTGAGGTCGAGGCCTATGAGCAGCTTGTTGTCGATATGTGGCAGCTGCGGCCGCACGATCATGGCGCGGAGGCTATGCGCTTCGACCCCTTAGCGCAGGAAATACGCCGCGAGCTTGAGGAAAAACATCACGAAATGATGTCGACCGAGGTCATCTCTCCCAAGATGGCGTCGCACTTCGGCAAATACGACGGCATATTCGCCCGGCTGTGCGTCCTGTGGCACTGTATCGAGGCGCAGGGGCTCCCATGCGCGCCCAGCGTCATCACAGCCGCCACCGCAGCGCGTGTGGCCAAATTTATGCACGAGTATATCGCGCCGAACGCGGTGGCCTTTTACTGCGGGATGCTCGGCCTTGCAGATGACCATGAAACGCTCGTGGATCTCGCGGCGCACATCGTCACGCATAAGCTCGACACGGTGAACAGCCGGGTCATTCAGCGCGCAGGACGGGCTCTGAGGTCTCTCACCAGCGATGACAGCCGGAAGCTGTGCGAGAAGCTGGAAAGCATGGGCTGGCTTATCGAGGCCGGACCTGTGGCCCGCAGCAACACGCCGCGCTGGGCAGTCAACCCGATTGTGCATTCCCGGTTCGTCGAACGGTCGGCGAAAGAGGAGGCGCGCAGGGCAAAAGCGCAGGCGGCAATCAAGGATGCAATCGCAATGTCAGCCAAGGGAGCCGGCGATGAATAGGATGATGAAAATTAGCGTGGAGGCGGTTGTGGCGTCAAAAAATGGCAGTTTTTCGTTCCAGTTGTCACCAGTTGTCCCTTGTGTACGCGAGCAGAAGTATATTTTGAACTTCTTCTCTCTTTTTCGCCCGCGTGATGTTTTCACCTCGCGCCCGCACAAGGGACAACTGGTGACAACTGCCATCGACGCTTCCGCTGCTGGAGGTGCGAGCGATGGCGCGCGGTCGTAAGCGGAAAGCCGGGCGCCGGCACCCATGCGGCAAGCTGGTTCGGGCCAGTGTTGGCGAAACCCAGCGCGACGCAGTCGCCACGGTGCTGCAGGCCCGCCAACGCCATTATGGGGTGACGGCGAAGCAGGCCAGGGACGTGCGACTGGGCACCGCCCTGGGCCGCCTCTCCTTTGCTGGCAAGATTGCCGCTGACCAATATGCGGCAGGCGAGATGTACGGCGAGATCGTGGCCCGCAACCGTGCGGTCATGGGTCTGCCCATGGACCAGCCCCGCTCCGTGACCGGCTTGCTGATCAACGAGGGCATTTTCGGTGGCAGCGCGCCTGATCATGACCCGGCCTTGGTCGAGAAGGTTCGCCGCCGCGCTGCTGCGGCAATGATGATGCTGCGCACCGCCGACGCGGATGCGCCTGGCGCCGTCGATCGCAAGCCCAGCACCCTCGTGCATGCGGTGGTTTGTCATGAGGTGGACGCAGCGAACTGGCCTGCGGCTGATATCGTCAACCTTGGCCACGGTCTTGATGCGCTGGTGCGTTTGTTCGGGGACCGCAGAGACAGTTCGTGATGGGTCCCCTCCCCTACCAAGTTCAGTAACAAACTGAATCTACTATATTATTTGTCGTTTTCCATTGACCAATCTTGCCAGATGCCGTAGACCTTCCGAAATAGAGAGTTAAGAACTGCGCCCGGAGCCCCCCAGCTTCCGGGCGTTGTTTCGTTTCCGGGTTGCGTGATGTCCAGCCCTGCAACATGGGAATGGCATGACCGACGAGGACCTCAGGAAAGTCATTGAGGAAGTGGTGCAAAAGCTTCCCGATCTCGTGCGCGCCGATCTGGCGTCGCGTGATCCCTCGGTGCGCCAAAGTGCGGAAGAGGTCGTAGCGACCAAGATCATGCTGGCCCTGGGCGAGTTACGGGCCGCTTCCTGACGCAAGGATGGCGATATGACAGACCGATTGCGTGGACGCCGCGCGGTTGCCCAGCGCCTGCGCCGTCTCCGTTCCGAACCACTCTGCCGCGATTGTAAAGCCAAGGGCATCATCACAGCAGCGACCGTGCCCGATCACATCGTCCCGCTCACCCAGGGCGGCGGCGACGACGACAATAATATCCGCTGTCTTTGTGCTGACTGCCACCAGGTCCGCACCGCCGAGCAGTTTGGATATCGCAGGCGGATCGAGGTCAATGCCGACGGTTGGCCCTGCGCCTGACCCCGGGGGGGCGGTTCGCTCTCAGTCGCTCTCGGTAGGGAAACCGCCGGGGATCAGAACTTCACGCAGCCGCGAGTTAACGACCGGGGGTCACATGATGAATTGGCCGGCAGATAAGGTCGAACGCAGGAGCGTTTCGGCATTGGTGCCCTATGCCCGAAATGCCCGCACCCACAGCGAGGACCAGGTGGCGCAGATCGCCGCCTCGATCCGTGAATGGGGCTGGACTGTGCCGGTGCTCGTTGACGAAGATGGCGGTCTGATCGCCGGGCACGGACGGGTGCTTGCTGCGCGCAAACTGGGCATTGCCGACATCCCCGTCATGGTCGCAGCCGGTTGGACCGAGGCCCAGAAGCGGGCCTATGTACTGGCCGACAACAAGCTAGCGCTGAACGCCGGCTGGGACGCCGCACTGCTCGCGCTCGAGCTGACGGACTTGCAGGCCTTCGATTTCGATCTGGGGCTCACCGGCTTCTCCGATGACGAACTCGCGGCGCTGACCGCCGACAAGACCGAGGGTCTGACCGATCCCGACGGGATTCCCGAGGTGCCAGCCGACCCGGTTGCCAAGCCCGGCGATGTGTGGATTCTCGGCAAACATCGTCTGGTCTGCGGCGACAGCACCGATGCCGACACCGTCGCCAAAGCGCTGGACGGGGTCATCCCACATTTGATGGTCACCGATCCGCCCTACGGCGTCGAATATGATCCGGCATGGCGCGAGCAGGCCGGCGTCGCGGCTAGCGGTTCCGCCAAAGGCAAGGTGCTGAACGACGACAAGGCAGATTGGCGCGAGGCTTGGGCTTTGTTCCCGGGTGACGTTGCCTATGTCTGGCACGCTGGCCTGTTTGCCGGTGTCGTTGGGGACAGCCTTGCGGCCTGCGACTTCCAACTCCGTTCCCAGATCATCTGGGACAAGGGCCAGCTCGTTCTATCCCGCGGCGACTATCACTGGGAGCATGAGCCTTGCTGGTATGCCGTCAAAAAGGGCGCCAAAGGCCATTGGGCCGGCGACCGGAAGCAGACCACCATCTGGCATATTCCCAAGCCCAAGAAGAACGAGACCGGGCACGGCACCCAGAAGCCCGTCGAATGCATGAAGCGTCCGATCGAGAATAATTCCAGCGCGGGCCAGGCCATCTACGAGCCATTCTCGGGGTCTGGCACCACGATTATCGCCGGCGAGATGACCGGGCGTGCGGTTCACGCGATCGAGCTGAATCCGGCCTATGTCGACGTGACTATCAAGCGTTGGCAAGACTTCACCGGCCAAGCCGTCACCCTTGATGGAGACGGGCGGACCTTCGCCGAACTCAGCGAACAGTAGCAGTAATGACGTGAACGGCCGCTGCCAGCCTCCTCTGCCGTGGCAGCGATATCCCGGCCACGCCGGCCTGGAGCCCACTGCATTCTTTGATGAGGACGGTTGAAGGATATTGATCCAGAAATACAAAGGCGTATGCTGCAGATGAAGCAATTGGAATGCATCATGCCCATTATTGAAACCTCCCACAAACTGTCCTCGGATCAAGAAGAGTACCGCGTCTGCTCCGGATCGTTCGTTTTCTTTCGCGTTATCGTCGGCGAAAATAGGTGCAGGCTCATGACTGCTACCGCTTCTGAGGATACAGGCGAGTACCGCGCTTTCGACGACCAAAAGCGTCTTCTGGATTCCACGCTCAGCGTCTTCGCTGACTTAGATATGGAAAGCGTTCTGAAAGAAGACCACGCTGGTAGGCAGTACCTCGAGACTGAGGTTTTCAATGACGCCAAAGATCTTGTCCATGTCGCCACTACGGTTCTCGATCGATTAGGCTTCGAAGATATCTCGGTCCTTGCGCTTCGAGAAATGAAGGCGGTCCATAATGAATTTTCTACCGATTATACCGGGGAGGACGCGTACCTGAGCGATGGAATGTGGGTGACGGCAGATGGGAGATTGGTGCAGCGATAGTTCGCTGCTGGGTGAGAACTGACATTAGCAGGGCTTCACCGGCCAGGCCGCTACCCTCGAAGGTACCAGACGAACTTTAATGCAATCGGCGTTATCGTTAGCATCGATGATTCCGCCAGTACCGATCCCATCGCAGCGCCCAGCCACCCCTGACCATTGCGCAGGACAGGTCGCCGGATTTCGGGGATACGCACCAGGCCGCAGTCCGCGAACCACCAGCGCCACCTACGGAGCGGCACCGCAGTGCCGGACCGGTCACCAGTATATGTCCCTCCCGGGACGCGCCGGTCGGGCGGCCGATCAGGCCTACCAGCGCATCGCGCGCCTGCTCAGCCGATGCGTCGGGGCACGGTTGACCGGGCCGGCAGCTGCCGTCTGCCTCGCGCGCTGCGATGCCGGACAGGCGGATGCGCGGGCCTTCGGCGCACCAGATCGGCCCGTCGCCGTCCCACACCCGGGTCGGCGTGCAGGTGAAGGTTTCCCCAGAGGGCGCGACGGCCGCAACGGCAAACAGCAGAAAATTGAAAATCGTCATGACCTTGGTGTTGGTGGTGGGAGCAGGCTGGTCACGACGCATAGTTGAAGGACCGTCCCAGTGAAACCCGGCACCAAACCCAAACCGACCCAGCTGAAGCTGATCGAGGGCAACCGCGGCAAGCGGCCGCTTAACGCCAAGGAACCCCGCACCGTCACAGCATTGCCGACGCCGCCGCCGCATCTCACCGCCGATGCGCTCGAAGAATGGAACCGGGTCGCCCATTGGCTACACCGTATCGGGCTCCTGTCTGAGGTCGATCGCGCCGCCCTTGCTGCCTACGCCCAGGCTTACGGCCGCTGGGTCCAGGCAGAACGTGCCATCGCCAAAATGGCCGAGAAGGACCAGCTCACCGGCGGCCTGATGATCAAAACCACCAACGGCAACGCCATCCAGAACCCGCTCGTCGGAACTGCCAACAAGGCCGCCGCGGACATGATGCGTTACGCCGCAGAATTCGGGATGACGCCCAGTGCCAGAACCAGGATTGCAGCCGAAGCGCCGGCGGAAAGCGAGGATCCCGCCGAGCGCTTCTTCGGCTGATCGGCGGGTGGATCAAACGGTGATTATTTCAGTTCAAGCTGCCTGATCTGGTTGACCAGATTTGCCAAGTCGTTTGCGATTTCCCGCATTTTTTCTTCGCCCAATATAATCCGTCGTTCGATCAGGGGATGTACGAGACCTGCATTATCAAACTGGATCTGGACTGTTCCGTCCTCCAAAACGAGCGCATCAGTCATCGCATGGGCAAGTTCACTGCGGAGTTCCGCGTAGGGCTGGAACTGGTCCATCTTTTCGATGATCCGTCCAGGGTTTTTGAATCGTTCGGGGCTCTTGCGCGCCAAGTCACGGATTTCATCTAACCTGTTTCCAAGCAGGACGAGCGCCGGACGACTTTTCCCGGATGTCGCAGGTGTAATGCTGGCCATCATCTGGGCAATCCATCGTTCGACCTGTGCGCAACGTTCGATCAATTTGCTTCGGAAGATATGCGCGGACTGAAGCGCCTTCTCGCGGCTGGCCGGCTCAGGCGGCAGTAAGTCTCGGGGCATGTCGTTCATGCCGCCGATATATCGGCGATTTGTTAATCATCGGTGGAGCGGAACGTCGGGGATATCGCCCAATATTGTGATTTTGGGCGGACAGGATGCGTACGCTGCGGAATTCGGGATGACGCCCAGTGCCAGAACCCGCATCGCAGCCGAAGCGCCGACGCAAAGCGAAGATCCCGCCGACCGCTTCTTCAGCTGATCGCACCACCGATTACGCCCGGGCCGTCATTGCCGGCGAGTTTATCGCCGGTCCGCATGTCCGCAACGCCTGTCGTCGGCATCTCGATGACCTGAACCGCACCGATGGGATCCGCTTCGACCCGGAGGCCGCAGCCCACGCCTTTGGCTTTTTCGAGGAGGTGCTCAAACTGTCCGAAGGTCAGTTCGACGGTCAACCCTTCCGGCTCGAACCGAGCCAGGCTTTCATCATCGGCTCGGTCTTCGGCTGGAAGCGTGCGGACGGACGTCGCCGCTTTCGCCGGGCCTATATCGAACAGGGCAAGGGCAATGGCAAAAGCCCGGTCGCCGGCGGCATCGGCCTTTACGGCATGACTGCCTGCAATGAGGCTGGCGCCCAGATCTATGCCGCAGCGGCGAAACGCGAACAGGCCGGCATCCTGTTTGCCGACGCGGTCAAGATGGTGCGTCAATCCCCTGCCCTTGCCAAGCGTCTGGCGTTTTCCGGCGGCGCGGGCCGCGAGTTCAACATCGCGCACCACGGCTCGGGCTCTTTCTTCCGTCCGGTGTCGCGCGATACCGGCAGGACCGGCTCGGGGCCGCGGCCCTATTTCGTGCTGGCCGATGAGATCCACGAGCTGCCCGACCGCTCAATCATCGAGATGCTGGAACGCGGCTTCAAATTCCGCCGCGACCCGCTGCTGTTCATGATCACCAACTCGGGCTCCAACCGCAATTCGGTAGCGTGGGAAGAGCATGAGCACGCGATCAAGGTCGCGGCGGGCAATATCGATGCCGTGACCGATCCCACCTATCTCGGCGAGGTCATCGACGATACGACCTTCAGCTACGTCTGCGCGCTTGACGAGGGCGATGACCCGCTCACCGATCCCACCTGCTGGATCAAGGCCAACCCGCTGCTCGGCGTTACCATCACAGCGGAGTATCTCACCGAGACGGTCGCACAGGCCAAGGCGATTCCGGGACAACTCAACGGCATTCTGCGGCTCCACTTCTGCGTGTGGACCGACGCCGAGACCGCCTGGATGACCCGGGCGACGGTGGAGCCCGCGCTCGCGGACTTCGAGATTTCCGATCACGCCGGCGCCCGTGCGGCGCTGGGGATCGACCTGTCGCAGAACAGGGATATCACCGCTCTGGCTGCCATCGTGCAAACGGGCGTGGTGGAGACTGGCGAGCACGCCGGCAAACCGCTGTTCGATGGCTGGGTGGAGGCCTGGACGCCGGGCGACACACTTGCCGCGCGCGAGCTGCGCGACAAGGCGCCCTACGCAACATGGGTGCGGGACGGATTCCTGCATGCACCCAGAGGCGAGAATATCAGCCTGCGGCAGGTCGCCCAGGCACTCGCCGACTATGACCGGATGTTCGCCATCAGCGTCGCCGCCTACGACCGTTATGCGTTCAGAAGGCTCGAGGAAGAAGTCGCCGAACTGGGGCTTGCCCTGCCTTTCGTTGAGCACCCCCAGGGCGGCACCCGGCGCGGCAAGCCCGCCGAGGGGATGAGCGAGGGGCTGTGGATGCCGGGCTCGGTCCGGCTCGTCGAGGAAGCGCTGCTCGAGCGGCGCCTGCGCCTCAGACGCAGTCCCGTCCTTGTCTCGGCCATCATGTCGGCCGTCACCGATGAAGACCGCTGGGGCAACCACTGGCTGGCCAAGGAGAGAGCCGTGAACAAGATCGATTGCGCGGTGGCGCTATGCATGGCGCTGGGCGCGGCCATGGGCAGCGTCGCCGCCATTCCCGTCTCCCCATGGGACGACCCCAATTTCCGGTTGGTGGCGTGATGGGCTGGCGTGACTGGCTCGGGCGCGAGACGCGGGCTTCGATCGAGAACCCGACCATCCCGGTAAGTTCCGAAAACTTCCTCGCCTTCTTCGGTGTCCAGTCGGGCAATCTGCCAGCTGTCACCATCGATAGCGCGCTCACCGTGCCGGCGGTCTCGGCGGCGGTCACCTTCCTGTCGTCGAGCATGGCGAACCTGCCGCTCCATGCCTATCGCACCAAGGGCGACGGGGCAGAGCGGATCCGCAGTGGCATCCAGCGGCTGCTCAATGAAGCCCCCAATCCGGAATGGACCAGCTTCGGCTGGCGCAAATATATGTGGCAGCAGGTGTTCACCGGTGGGCGCGGCGTGTCGTGGATCGAGCGCAGCGGCGCCAATATCGTCGGTATCTGGCCGATGGATCCGGCTGCCACCACGGTAAAGCGGGTCGAAGGCCGCAAATTCTATGCCGTTGCCGGCAAGGCGGCAGCCTATCCGGCCGCCGACGTCATCGACATTCCGTACCTCTTGAAGCGCGACCAGCTTGGTTCCTACAGCCCGATCATCAACGGCGCCAAGGCGATCGCGCTAGCGCTGGCCATGGGCGACTATGCCGGGGATTTCTTCGCGGGCGGCGGGGTTCCGCCACTCGCGCTGTCGGGTCCGCTGCCACAGGGCGCGGACGCAATGAAGCGGGCGATGGGCGATATCCACCGCGCCATCGAGGCGGCCAAGGCCAGCCGCAAGCCGGTGTTTCCGATGCCGCCCGGCCACGAGCTCAAACAGGTCGGGTTCGATCCCGCCAAGGGGCAGATGACCGAGGCGCGCCGCTTTCAGGTCGAGGAGATTGCCCGGGTCTATAATTTGCCGCCGGTATTCCTGCAGGATCTGACCCATGGCACATTTTCCAACACCGAGCAGCAGGACCTCCACCTGGTCAAACACCTCATCGCGCAATGGGCCAAGGCGTTCGAGGAGGAGCTCAATCTCAAGCTGTTCGGGCCCCGCGGCGGTGCACGCTATGTCGAGCATAATCTCGACGGCCTGATGCGCGGCGATTTTGCCGCCCGCATGGCCGGGCTCGCCCAGGGAATCCAGAATGCGATCCTTACCCCCGATGAAGCCCGGGCGCTGGAGAACCGGCCGCCGCGCCCGCAAGGGGACCAGCTCTACATCCAGGGCGCGACCGTGCCGCTCGGCAGCAATGCGGCCAGCGCCGGCGACGCCGCTGCCGTACCCAATGGAGATACCGTATGACGATGGAACGACGCGCGCTGGTGCGTCCCCTTGATGTCCGATCGGCCGGTGATGGCCCCACCATCGCCGGCTATGCGGCGGTGTTCGGTAGCGCCGCCGACATTGGCGGGCAGTTCCGGGAGATCATTGCGCCCGGGGCTTTCCGGGGCACGATCGCCGGTGACGTGCGCGCGCTGATAGACCATGATAGCGGGCGCGTGATCGGCCGTACCACGGCGGGCACGTTGCGGCTCGCCGAAGACGATGTAGGCCTCGCGGTCGAGATCGATCTGCCCGACACCCAGGATGGCCGCGACCTTGCCACGCTGATTGCCCGCGGTGACATCTCGGGCATGTCGTTCGGGTTCATCGTCACCCGCCAGCTATGGGACGAGACCGGCGATATCCCGGTCCGCACTATCCAGGCCGTCGATCTGCGCGAGGTCAGTGCCGTCGCCTTCCCCGCCTATGACGATACGTCCCTTGCGCTCCGCTCGCTTGAATCCGCGCGGACGGCGGCCGGACAAGCCCGCGCGGACCATAACCGCAAGCGCGCCGAGGCCCGCATTGCTGAGCGCAAGGCCGCTGCCGAACAGAGATTCCGCAAGATTTAACGAGATTCCCGCGCGTCAACGCGGAGCCCATCGCCTGCCCTTGGGAAAGGCATCGAGGTCGCCGTGTTGGCGGCCTTTTTGCTTTAAGGAATATTCTCATGACCACTGAATTGAACGACAAACGCGGCCGCCTCGTTACCCAGGCCCGCGAAGCCCTCGACGAGATCAAGGCCAACACCGACGAAAACCGCACCGCTGAACTGGAGGCGCGCCACGACATGATCATGGCCGACTTCGACAAGGTGGAAGTGGAAATCGCCCGCGAAGAGCGCACCGCAGCCGCCGAGGCCCGCGCCGATGAAGCGCGCGCCAGGCAGCGCCCGCACCCCAAGGACAGTGAAGCGCGCGGCGTTGATGAGGTCGAGGGCGTCGAATATCGTACCGCCTTCGCCAAGGCCATCTGCGGCCCGCTCGAAGATCTGACGCAGGAAGAGCGCGCCGTGCTGAACACGCATCGCGCCGAGTTCCGCGCCCAGACGGCAGGCACCACCACGGCCGGTGGTTTCACCGTCCCGACCGAACTGGCGAACCAGATCATCAAGTCGATGCTCGCCTATGGCCCGATGTATGACCCCGGCGTCACCACCGAAATGGTCACGTCGAGCGGCAATCCGATCAAAATCCCGACCGTCGATGACACGGCCTCGACGGCAGGGAAGCACACCGAGGCCACCGCGCTCACCGACGATGGCGGCAAGGACGTGGTGTTCGGGCAGAAGTCGCTCGATGCCTATGCCTATGACACCGAGTTCATCCGCTGGTCGTGGGAACTGGACGCCGACAGCATCTTCAACATGGAGTCGCTGCTGGGCCAGTTGCTGGGCGAGCGCCTGGGCCGCATCGCCAATCAGGAACTGACCATTGGCGACGGCACCGACGATCCGAACGGCATCGTCACCGCCTCTTCGCTCGGGATCACGTCGGCTTCGGCCACCGCGATCACGGCCGACGAACTGATCGATCTCGTCCATTCGGTCAATCGCGCCTATCGCACCGGCCCCAAGGTCGGCTTCATGTTCAACGACACCACCCTGAAAGTGCTCCGCAAACTGAAGGACGGCGAAGGCAATTATCTCTGGCAGATGGGCAACGTCCAGTTGGGCACGCCCGGCGCCCTGCTCGGGTATAATTACCACATCAACGACTCAGTCGGCTCGATCCCCGCTGTGGCGGCGGCGACTAAGGTCGCGCTGTTCGGCGACTTCTCGAAGTATTTTGTTCGCAAGGTCGGCGCGCCGGTCATCGGCGTGCTTCGTGAACGCTTCTGGCCCGACATGGGCATCGCAGGCCTGATCCGCTTCGATGGCGAGTTGGGCGACACCGCTGCGGTCAAGCACCTCATCACCAAAGCATCGTAACGGGATCGGGCGGGGCTCCGGCTCCGCCCTTTTCTGGAGCTGCGTGTCCGCGCCCTTTTGAAAAAGGAGCATCCGATGAAGGTCAAACTCACTGCCAGCCTGTCCGGCGCAAACGGCGCATGGAGCGCGGGCGACGCATATGAATGTAGCGACGAGGAAGCCTGCAGCTTGATCGCTGCCGGGTTCGCGGTGCCGGACGTCGCGCCCAAGGTCGAGCGGGCGGTGAAGTCGGTGCCCGAGCTGCGTGCCGGTGCCAGGAAGAAGACGATACCATGAGCTGGTATCCGGTGGTTCCCGTTGCGCCTGCGGTCGAGCCGGTCAGTCTTGCTGATGCCAAATTACAATGCCGGGTCATTGGCACAGACGAAGACGACGCGCTTGATCTGTACATCGCCTCGGCACGGGCGCACGCCGAGGCCTATTGCGGCGCGGCATTCGCAGAGCGGACGCTGGTGGCGCGTTGCGACAGTTTTACCGATTTGGCGCGGCTTCCGTTTGCACCGGTCAATTCCGTCACGACGATCACCTATGATGACATGACCGGTGTCCAGCAGACCCTGTCTGCCACCGTTTATGAATTGCGCGCTGACGGGCTTGATGCGGCCATCGTCCTGATGACCGGCCCCCACCGAGTGGTCCGGGTGGATTGTTAG